TCAATCGAAACTGGCCGGCTCAACACCAACTGCTCAGGCATGGTCGAGGTCGTGGATCATCCGTCCAAGGCATCACTTGAAGGCACCTTGGACGAGCTGGGCTGGAAACATGAACTGATCCTTGAGAACTGGCAGATCCCGCATTGCCTGCGCGGAATGTGGGTTTGCAGGGTCAGGGGTTGATCGGCACCGCAACGACCTTTGGAACGATCACATCCCTCATCCAGTTGATCTGCTTGGCGCAATCCAGATTGGAGCAGTTGCATCTCATGGAGTGATGCTCAGTCGTGCTGCCGTCTGGGTTGGATGTTCCACCACTCACCCGGTCAAACACGGCGCCTGTGTTGAATGCTGTGGAGCAGTAAGGGCATTTGACACGCCAGACCTTGAGGCTGGTCGGGGCTGATTCGGGCGGCGGTGGAGGAGTGAGTGCCGCAAGATTTGTTCTGAAGTAAGCCCCTGGAACAACACCATTCGTCCATACTATCGCAGGCCCGGGAACCTCATGCGTCCCCGTCTCGTTGGTGTAAATGCCTGTCGTGGGCGAGTAGGCAAAGCCAGTGATAACCGCGGCCGCTGCCTGGCCATGGACCTGCCACGCTGTCAGGAGCAACGCTCCAAGTCCCGCAACTGTTTTCGCAATTCGCATAATCGTCTTTTGGCCCATGAATAAAGGCTCCAGTCGTGTTTGCGACGGCTGGAGCGGTAACAGTATGACGCCGCTGCTATGGATGTGAGGAGACTGGCTTTGTCGCAGGCCTTCACCCCGTCTTGGTCATGCGATATGCCAGGATGGGATCGCCCTCATTCACATTGATGGAATAACCAGCCCCAGCCGAGCCGGGGTTCCAAGTGCCAGCCTGCGTCCAAGTAACGAGATCGGTGCTGGTTTCCAACAGATAACTCCCTCCACTTGGAGAGGTCCAAAAGAACCGCTGCTGAATCTCGCCAGCGGCGTAGTTGACCCACTCAACTTGAGCGGGAACGGTTACAATAGGTTTTGCCATAGTTTTGTTTGTTTGAGTTTACAGCGTTAGTGGCAGCCGCAGCCGCCCCAGGCATACTTCGGGAACTGTTCGCCAGATTCTATTCTGATCCGAAGATCACGCAACAATAATGGTTTGGTCTCGCCTCCACGACGGTCTTTGAGAATCGTGAATTGCCAGTTGCTAATTCCACGCAGCCTGAAATCTTTTTGCGTGGCAACCTCCTCGTTCTCCCATTCCATGAAAGCAGGCAGGTCAGTGTTGTGCAGATGGACCCAATGTGAGATGCCAGCTTTCACGCATCGCTTGCCGCAGTTGTCGTGCGGGTATCCTTGCTCGTAAGCCTCGGAGATTGTGAATCCCAATTTACGAGCCTCGGATTCCATCTTGCACTTGTCCCACAGCGGCCCCTCTGTCATTGGTGCCCTGACTCTCCAGTTAGGATGCTGGTTATGGAAGTCCACGACCCGATGATACTCGGAATAATCAAACCCGAGGATTACGGTTGCTGGTTCGTAAAGATAATTGTGCTGATTCTCGTCCATCTCATAATGAGACTCCATCCATTCGTTGAGCGGTTCCCTCTTTAGCTTCGTTGAACAGATCGGGAAATGATCATTTCCAATCAACCCCTCACGCCGGAACAGTTGCCAAGGTGTCAGCTCTTTGGATATGCGGATGATTGGGATGCCGAGATATTTGCTGACTTCCTCGTTCCGCACATACAAGCCTTTGCTCTCAATCAGCGTATCAGCAAATATTAACACCACATTCTCTGGACCGTGTTCGTCCACCATCCTTTTCCCCGCCCAGAACGAGCACAACCCGCCAGAGTAATTGACAAGCTGCTTCACAGCGTATCCGGCCTCGGTTGAGAGCCGTGCGTGACCGGCGCAAGCATGGCCTGAGTAATGTTGCGGTGCAGGTCCGCTGCCTGGCTCCACGCCTGTTTGAGCTGCGACAGTTCCAGATCGAACCTGCACGCGACATGGGCATGGCGAGCGTGCGTCACGGTCAGTTCAAGGGCGGTCAGGGATTCGGAGATGGATTGGTAGTCAGCCGGGTTCATTTCACAAATCCAAGGAATTGAACCTTGTCGCCATACTTGGCCTTGAAATACTCCTTCACACTATCGTCTTTCAAGGTCAACGGTGCGCTGGTGATTGTTCCACTGTCAGAACAGAGTTTGCAATAGTGCCGAGAGCTTCCATATCGTCCGAGGGTGATCCAGCCCTCTCGTTTTATCATCAATTTGCAGGCCCAATAGCTCTTGTCACCCTTGCTTGTCCTGCGTTGGACTGGCCCTTCGATCTTAGCCCCACAACCGTCGCAAATGATCTGTGCTCTGATCTCAACGCTCACTTCATCCCCTCGCTAATCTTCTCCACGATCATCCTCGCATCAGCCGTGATCTGGTTGGCGTATTCAATGGCCGCGTCGAACTGGCCCTTAACAATCGCGTCGTTGAGACGGACCTGCAACGACTCCATTTGGCGGGTCAGGAGTTGCAACGCAAGCAAGGCTTCCGTTGTCATTGAGCACACACCATTTCCGCACCATCTGAGTCAGGCTTGCAACCTGAAGGCTGGCCACTAACGCGGGATTTCATGGTCATTGAACGGATTGGCCAAGCGAATTCTGACTTGGCCGATGTGCTCAAAAAGTCATGTTCAGTGCTCACGGAGTTCCAATTTTGGACTGCGCCTGCTTCATGTAATCGTCGAAGCTCTTTTGTGACGAGGCGCAAAACGCCATGACTTCATCAGGCGTCAACGCGGGTTTGTTCCAGAGCGCGACAAGCTGCTGGATCATTTGAATCGCGGGAGGTCCGAAAGCGATGAGGAGTTGGGCAATGACGGCGGCGCTCATAATTAGTGTGCGGTTACAGACGTGACGGCTGACTTTGCGTTAAACAGATTGTTGCTCGGCCCGGTGAAAAGAGATAGATCCCCAGCTTTAACCGCCAGGACATAGGCGTTGGTAGCTACCATCATCGTAATCTGGTAATCCGCATAGACCGTGCGGACCTTGGCCAGATCGTTTGTGCCGAGATGGTTCATCACGGCCCAGGTGGCGTATGCCTGCATGGAACTGTCCACGGCAACGGCGGTTGTGGACAGAAACTTGCCCGAGACGGTTTGCCAGCCGCCAGTTGTCTTGCAGCCGACTAGCGCGAGGCCGAGGAGGACTACTGAGAGGTATCTTTTCATGGTGTTTTGGTTTCGCTTGTTTCTGGTTTAGCCGGATTGGCCGATGGCGTCAAGGGTTCTTTCTTCCAGATTTGGCTGTCCCCGGTCTTTTGTTTCTGATGATCCGCAAAGCTGGTGGATCGAAACATCTTGATAGCGATAAATACAGCGGAACCACTGCCGACGAACGCCTTGACCCACCAGAGCAGTGTCGGGCTAAAGAACTTCGCCGCCTCATCCGAGCCGAACAAGGTTTGCCAGAATCCGAATAGTGCAATCAGGACATAGAGCAGCCCTTCCAGAAAAGCGGACGGGACTGTTGCCAGGTAGCCTGAAACGAATTTAAGCATTCGGCTTGTCCTTCGGCGTGCTGAACGCCCATTGAGCAAATGCCCCGGCCAGCGTGCTCAGACTCCCAAGCACGATCTCAAGGCCGTAGCTGGACTCCTGCTTCACGGTGCCGAACGCGATCATGATAGCCAATCCGGCAAGCACGACGAGAATCAGGAACCCGAACAGGATGCGGGGTTCTATGTGTTTGAGGAACTCTTTCACGGTGTTTTTTTGCGCCACCCACCGCCGATGATGAGGCATACAACCACGCCAATAGCCGCCACGCCAAGGGTCCAGCCCGGTAGTTTGGTTTCGAGCAGGTTCGATACGGCGAACAGGATGAAGAATAGTGCAAGTGCGATTGTGCTCATAATGTTTTTGGTTTCAAATCACGCCTCACTTGTGGCATTAGGCCACGGGCCGCGGTTCGCTGCATATCCCCCCACAGGGGCGATGAGGCCGAGGCCATGAGGCGCTAGTGTTCAAGGCTTATGCAGGGTCCGCTCATTGACGAGGGTTGTCAGCACCTTGACGTTCTCGGAGAGCAACTGCACGGTCTGGCTCATCGTGAGCAAGGTTTGATCCTGCCTGGCGATGTGCTCTGAATGCTCGCGCAACTGCTCTTTCACCGAGCCGAACCATAGCGAGGAAAGGACGCACGCGACGATGATTGAGACGCCATCCAGCGAGATCGTCCGGCTGAACGTAAAACTAGGCTTCTTTTCTTCGGACATGATTTTAGTTTCCTGCTGATATGTCGTTTATTCGGCACACAAACGGGGCGCAATTCGAGCAGCCTGAGAGGCAGCCGAAACCCCAATAGAATGTCGCCCCGGTGCAGCCCGCATTCAAGACCAAGTTCGTCGGGTAGATGGCCCCGGTGATGCACTGAATCGTTACGATTCCAACGATTCCACCGACCGGGCCGTTGCTGACAGTGATCGAGTTTGCGCTGAGATTCGTGCAGGCAGCAGATAGGGAACACGGCGCCACCCGCCAGTTGACTCCATTCGTGTAATACTGACAGTTGGCTGGATACGCGAACACGTATTGCACCGGAGGATTGAGCAGGCCCGAGATAATGATATTTGTGCAGCAGGAAAACCTGGGAGGCAACGGCTTGGTCGGCACCTGTTTGAGCGTGACATTATCGGCAGCCAGAACGGTTGAGGCGCAGAGCAGTATGGCGAGTATAATTCTCATTTGACCTCAAACAACATCACAGATGGCCTGGTCCTGAACACCGAGAAGCAACAACCGGACGCATAATAAGGAACCACCAGAACCGCCACCAGCGCGACAATCATCGCGCAGATGCAAAGCAGGTTGGGGCGGGGTTTCATTTAGTAACCACCAGTGCAATTACAATCGCTCTGCAACGGGCACACATCCACGCTGCATTTGTGCGTCGGATGATCGCACGTTGCGATGACATAAAACGTGGCCTCACAACTGCCGAACATAGTAATGTCCTTGTGACCCGGAATCTCGTTGGCGCAACCGATGTTCAAGGTGGCGACAGTCCCGGTATAATGGCATGTGTCCCCGCTGATCCCTGAGATGTCCACCGTGAACACGGCAAAGCTGTTCATGGGATTGTCGTTACACGCGGTCCCATACGATACCGAGAGCATCCCGTTGGTACAGGCTGGCTGGCCCACGACACAGATTTTGCCACCAACCGGGCCAACGTAAGTGAGGGTTAGGTTAGTGATACAGAACGTGGCATGAGCTTGAGTCAGGCCGACGCAGAGCAACAGGAGGGTGAGGAGTTTGGTCATGGTCATTGTCCTTTGAATGTTACGTTACCGCTGACATTGATATTTCCCGTCCACGTAAACGCAGGCAGGATCGTTTCATATACTCCCACGTTAGGAGGATTGCCCACGGCCACATCTTCAAGGTCGAGCGTGAGGCCAAGGTTTAGTCCAGTCTTGAGCGCGGGAGATGTGGGCAGAATATGAAAGTTCTTGCTGGACGCGCTGGCGAACTTCGGGTCCGAAGTGCTGACCTGATTGACAACTACCGTCTGCGTTCCGGTCACGATTGAGTTTGTGATGCAGTGATCCAACGTGAGAGTCCCCGGATCGGTTATGAACGCCATCCGCCACCAATCGAAGATTATGCAGTTGGTCATTGCCAACGTAGCGCCAGCGTTAATCGTGATCGCCCCAACCTGATTCGGGCCACCGTAGAGAACGCAGTTGTTCATCACCAGAGGACCGCTACTAACCGTGATTTGCGGAGAGGACTGGCTAGTGTTCAAAGAGGCGTCAAAAAGACAATAATTAAAGACCGTGTTCGAGATAGTCTCCGAGAACTTATATTGCGACGAACTAACCTTTCCCTTGAACCAGCAACGGTTGAACACCGAGTAGCAGTTTGCCGCACCAAGCACATTATCCCCAAGCACATTATCCAGAATCACGCAGTCATTGACCGTCTGAAACAGATTTCCCCCTGAGTGCGTGAATGCCTCGTTGCAATTACTGATGAGGCAGCTTTGCACAATGAGAGTCGTGGCTGCTGCGCTTGAGTGCATTGTGAAAGCCTGATCGAACATATTGATTATGATGCAATTCGACACCGCGCCGGTCCCGCCATCATTGGCCGCTATTCCATCGTCGCTCAAATGATGATCCATCGTGCAGTTCTCAACTCGATTTGAATAGCCATCGGTCTGCCAACATGCCCCCGTATCATTCGGTCCCGCGTAACCGCCGATGTTTTTGATAATGAGATTCCTCGTCACTGTGTTGCTCACCAAACTACACAGAACACCAAAGCGTATCTTTGCACCGGGGTTGCCATCAATCGTTGGTGCAGTTCCAGAACCGTAGGCATCCACAATCAACCCATTCGTCGGCATTGTGAACTGCTCCGCCCATGTGTCGCCACGATTCAGAAATACCGTGTCGCCCGAAACGAAATTCACCGATCCATTAGTTACATGGGCAAACGATTTCCACGGCGTGCCAGTCGTCGTGCCGTTATTCGCGTCGTTGCCAGCGTTGGCGATGAAGTAGCTGGTGGACGCCGCGTGTGCAGACAGACTGATTAACAATAGAGCGATGATCCTCATGGCCAACTGTGCGGAGATATACCCACCCACATATAATCCACGTTCACCCCGAATGTTGAGAATCCAAGACCCGCCGCACTTGCTCCTGCACCTATCCTCGGCGTGCTTGGTTGAGTCTTGCCTTGTGGCAGGTTCGATGAAAGAGTGACCGTGTTGACTCCGTTGATGTAGAGAGTAGCACTCGTATTTGGGTAGGGCGAATAAATCCCAATCGTTTGCCAGTTGGCCGTCCAACCTGCCGTCGTGGTGATGTTAGTCGTGCGCGTGCTTGCCTGCGCCGTGACGAAAGCCCAGTTATTCGTCGTGTTTAGAAGTTGCGCCCATGCCCCAGCACTCTGCGAGGCAATGTCAATCCGGCCCTCGACAAACCCGACCTTGAACCAACCATTACTCAGCGCCAAGGTTGGCGAATCCACGTTGGTAAACCGGAAGGCACATTCAAAATACCAATCGGCGGTTGAGAAGATCACTGAATCCGCCCTACCGGACACTTCAGAATATGATCCAGCGTTGGTTATACAATTTAAGCTGATCAAACCGATGTGGTTGCTGTCTATGTCTGATATTCCAGCGACCTGCCCGCCTGAATTTGCGGGGTTTAAGTTCGGCGGGATAGTGGCAACCACTCCATTATCAATATCCTCCTGAATCAACCAACGCGCACCGGGCCTCCACGGCAAAGCAAACCCGCTCGGTGACATTAGTGGAAAGTTGGTTATGCCCGAAGCATTGCCCGAGAACACCGCCCCCGGCAGCGCATTGAACCCGTTCGTTGTCTCGACCATGCCCGGAGGTGTGTTGACATCATTAGTGCCCACAGCCAGGCCAGCGCCAGGACTAAAGACCGCTATGGTATGGTTAGTGCCAAGCACGGCCTCAATCGCCGTCGTTGTGCTCACGGAGTTGGTAACGCTGATACCCGCGCCGGTGATGTTGCCGGGGCCTGCACCACTCAAGGACACCGTTGGCGCACTCACCGTCCCGCTCGCGCTCACGTTGCCGTTGGTCCCAAGCTGCACCCCGGCCACATACGTCGCGTTGCTCACACCGAAGTTGTTCGTGAGAAGGCCGAATACGTCCTGCAACATGCTGGTGAATTTGATTGTATCGGCGTTGAGGCCAGCGCCAGAGCCGTTGAAGGTTGACGCACTCACGGCGCCGCTGGCTTGTACTGTGCCATTGGTTCCAATCGCCACCCCGACATTGTTCAGCGCATTAGATACGGCCACATTATTCGTAAAGAAATAGGCGTTGTTGGCGTTGATGGATAAAGCCCCAACAGGCACCGTGTTAAGATTCAGTCCAGCACCGGACCCGTTGAATTGACCGGCGCTGAGTGTGACGGGGCCATCTGGGCTGGTTATGGTAAGTGTCGTCGTGCCTGGAATAATCTTCATCCAGTCTTGAAAGCTCGGATCCCAGAACTCGAACAGGTTTCCTGCGAATATACTCGCTGAGTTGCTGATCGTGCTCTGTGAGTTGGTCAGATAGCTCTTACCGCCCACGTTCAGGACGCCGCTCGCGCTTATGTTTCCGTTCGTGTCGAGCTTGGACCCTGCGGCGAAGTTCGCGTTACTCACCGAGAAGCTGTTTGTGAACACCAGGGCTTGCGCGTTGAAGTTGGACACAGTGCCCCCCGTCCCCGTTACTGGGTCTTGCCAGCTTGCTATTCCAGTCGCGTCGGATGTTAGCACCCTGTTTACGCTGGGAGATCCGCCTTTGATGGTGACGGTGCCATTAACGGCTAGATTGTTCGAGGCGTTTAGGTTTCCCCAGACGGTCAGACCAAGTACGCTATTGGAAACTATGGTGAATGGTGCGGTTGTCGTAGTGCTTGTTTGTGGACTGAATACGAACCAAGGGGTTAGACCACTATCGTGTATGATCGCATCTCCGTGGTCCGCTTCTTGGTATCCGCCTTGAGAATGGTTGACGGCACAGTGCCCTCCTGTTGAATAGTTTACTATCTTGTAATTGCCACCGAAGTAAAAGTCATTTTGCACAGTGATAGAGCCTCCGTAGTTTATTACCCCTGCCCCGCATTTCAGGAAGCTGTTGTTGATCACAACCAGGTCTGATGAATCGAACGTCTGATAGACTATAGCCGGACCCAACCCCATTAAACTTGATACGTCCAGACTCCCTGCATAATCCGCGTTCGTCCATAGTGTAGTATAGGTGTAAGCCGAATTAGTGAAGAATGACCCCACATTTCCGAAATTGTTACCGCTGATGATTCCTCGATTTCCACTATGGGCAATGCCGCAAGCCAAACCAAAGAACGTGTTTCCAGTGAACTCCGACCATACGCTCGAGGATGGCTCCAACCATACTCCCACAACCCCCGGCTGGACCGGCTGCTTTAGTTCGTAGTTGTAGGTGTATCCCCCACTCGTACCAGCCTGCTCGTTAGTCAAGCCCATGTTCCAAGCAAAGGTGTTGTTTCGGAATCGAACATCCTGCCACGCTCCGATTTTGAAGAGCATGTTTGTCGTGTTTGGAATCATCAGCCATGAGATGCCTTCCACCTCCAGTCGAAGCCCGTTGTAAAGAGTGCCACCACTGTATTCCGTGGTGATGACGAAGTTAGACCCACCTGGTCCGTTGTAGATCACCTGCGGCAATCCGACACCTTCAATCTTCAGGTTAAACGGGCGGTTGGTGTAGCTGGGAATGAGTATCTGCCCAGTGCAAACGTATTTCCCCGGTTGCAGTTCGATCCGGCCACCACCCGGCACGGTGAACTTGCTGGCTGGCGTGGAGTTCGCGGCCAGAGGCATGTCGTTGATTGCCTCTTGAATGCCCGCCGTCACCGTCCCCGCCGTGCTGATGACGCCCTTCGGGCCGACCAACACGCCATTGGTGAAAAGGCGATATACGGGGGATATATTGGTCGTGGCCACAGAGAAATCAGATGGTGTGTTCGTCACAACCTTGACCGTAACATCAAGAGGGTGAACGAATACGTTCGTCACGCTGCCTATAGGTGGAACATTCGATAACCCTGCCCCGTTGCCATAGAGGATTCCCGCCGTATCCGACAGGATGAAGTTATGACTATTGCTCAACCAGAAGTTTCTCTGCGCGGCTGCCATGGCCAAAGACCAATTGCTCGATGAGTTGGTTGACACTGTGATTGATCCATCAGCCGGCTGGACGGTGACGTTCGTTGCAGCGCCTCCGGTTATCCCCGACAACAACGCATCAATCTGTCCTGTATCATAAAACATCTCAGGCGCCACGTTCGTGCCCAGGAGTTGAATGACATTGTAAGTTCCATTCGTTGGCGTGGTCGCCGATACCGAGAATGGGAAGCTGCGAGATGGATTGCCGGCTATGTCCAGCCGATACTGGCCCACGGTCAGGATATTGGTAAACACCGCGATGCCGTTGGTGTCCGTGAGCTGCGTTGCTGAGTCTCCAGCGATCACCCATGAACCCAGGACGACTGGGCCGGCTGGCTTGGTCAGGGTGATAGTCACCGGGCGATGGTTCACAGTGCCGCTCACCACATCTCGAACATTGACCAGCACATTGACGGCCTGCGCGCGCAGAACCAGGAGGCAACATAGGAAAGCGAGTAATCTTTTCATTGTGTGAACGTGAGAGGTATCCAGCGCGAGGTCGCATCGTCGTAAATGATCATCACAGCGGAGTTACCAGTTACCTTCTTGTCGGCCCCGGTCAGGCATGTGATCCGGTTGGCCGCGGTGGATTCCACACCGCTTTCGTTAGCCAGATCCATGTCGAACGTGCTCATATTCACGAGAATATGGAACTCTCCACTTGAACCTGCGACAAACCCGCAGTTTGTGAATGCTGCTGAAGCGCCACTAAACTTGACGAATACGTTTGTTCCTAGATTGATGTCGGCATTGAAACCGTTGGCTATCGTCGTGATGTTCCTGCGCGCGAAGGAGATCAATGAGAATATGTTGCTGCCAGCATGGACTGTATTGGTCAGGCTTGCCCCGGTGAAATGGTTGGTCAACACCTGACCGTTGAATGCCCCATTGCCGAGATTGGTCAGGCCGGATCCATCCCCGACGAACCCAATCCCGGTTGTGTAAGCAACGATATGGTTTGTGGCGTAGATGTCTCCCAGAGTGCCCAGGAGGTTCGCGCCGACATTCAACTGGGTAGCATACACGTTCCTTGCATAAAGATCGCCTGTGCCGTCAATGGTGAGCAGCGTGGAGGCTGTGGCGGTGTTGCTCACAATCAGGACAGGGGGAACCTGGCCGTTGGTTCGCATGAAGTAAGTCGGATGGCTCCAGATCGTGAGGTTCGTGAACGGGCCTGCACCCAACGCGCCGGCGCTCGCCCAGGTCGGTATCCCGCCCACCATAGAGAGCACCTGATTAGCTGTGCCATTGGCTATCTGGCGCAACAGAACATTGGTTGCAGATCCGGCCAGTTCATTGGTGCCATACAATAGCCCTGTCCCGACATTGGTTGGCCCCATCCAGTTGACATTCGTGGCCATGTTCGGGTTGGCGCGCAGCCGCCAGAAGTTTGTCGCCGTGGAATCGTAGGCCGCGAACCCGTTCAGGTTAGTTGTATTGAACCCGTTCGTTGACCATACCGGACCATTGAGGTTGACGGCTGGTATAAAGCCGTTGGTGATGCCTGCGGTGATCGGGAAGAGCAGGTTGGTCCAGAACGCGCCATTCCATTGGAGCACCTGACCGGTTGCCAGGGCGGTGGCCTGAACGTCCACATGGTTCGTGAGGTTTCCGGCGCTCGCCGGGGGTATGATGCCACCATGAACAATGTTGCTGGCAAAAGGGAACTCGAACGGCTGAAGGAATGCCAGATTAGATGCGAATAGGTTGCTGGCCGAGTCAAAAAGGTTTCCGTTGGTGTCGGTGATAACACCCACATGAGGACTGCCCGCGATAGGTGTTCCGCCCCTAACCTTGATGACGATGCACGCTGCCACGAATAGCAGCAGCAGGGCGTTGAGTATCGTTTGCTTTCTCATGCTTCACCTGCCCCATCAGTTGTCAGCGTTGGAACACCGCTCACGTTCCTGAGCCGCACATTGTAGTAAAGAGAGTTATCAGAATTGATCACCTGCAGGAGATTGGACTTCATACGTGCGCCTGGCGCCACGATCACGATGGAGCCGATGTCCCCATAGCCGCTATCAACTAAGGTTAGGATTCCAGAGCAGACCATGATCCGTTGAGATGTCGTGCTTGTCACCCACATATCAAGCTGCAGGGTTCTGGAAGGCCGTCCATCTAGCGCAATGTTTGTGTCAGCCGCAGCAAGCGCGAAGGCAAAGGTTTGTTTTGTGCCAGCATTCCAATCGGTCAGCGTGCAGGTTGCATCGTAAGCAGGAGCACCGCCGGCAATCGTGATCGTCTTGCTGAATAGAGGCGAACCGAGCAGGTTTCCGGGGTCTTTGAATTGCAGTGTTATGCTGGTAATGTTCGCGTAACTGTCAATGAAGGTGCCGTTCGAGAACAGGCTCGTCTCGATCTGAGAATCTTCGGACTGCCACATCTGGATTTGCAATCCGGTGATCTTGTCCGTGAGCGTGAGGGCGTTGTCGCGATTCAACACCTGATCGCTCGAAAACCTTATTCGCGTTGCAGCAAGTGGGGTTGGCATTAGACGGCGGTGTCAGTCACGTTATCGCTGGCGAAAAGAAACCTGTGGACTATGGATGCTCCCGAAGGCTCGGCGTCGTAAGCCTGCAAGAGCGCGTTTGGGTAGTACTGTGTCTCGGTGTCCTGAATGACTTGCAGATGCATTACTTGATCCAGCAGCCCAGCGAAGGCCCGGATAGAGGCCAGCGCGCTCGCAAGAGTCGAGTACTCCACCGTTACCGTTAATGGTATGCTCAGAACGATGTTGCCCCGGTTCACCCTGAACGCGGCTTGGCTGCGGAATAGCATATCTTGCTGCACAGCCGGCTTGAACGATGGCTTGAAATCCATGTTGATCGCCTGGCCCTTGTTGGCCGGAGGCGTCACAGTGGATAGCGAGGTATCGTCCGCCAAGGGCAGATAACCCCCACCCGATACCAGCTTGTAGTTTATCTTCATTCACGGCTCTATGCGCTGAACTGGATCAATTTGGTTGGTGCTCCGGCGCTGAATTGCATTTCCTGCACAAACCCGATCTCGCCCGTGCCCAGGACAGTTCCGCCAAAGTCGAATCCAGCCCCTTTGATCTCAGAGTTATACAGGGTGATGGTCTTGGCACTGGCGCTGGACGTCAGAACCAGATCATGCGCCCCAAGCCGTTGACCCTGCAAATGGGCGCCCACCGCACCCACGATCTGAGTATGTGTCGGGCCGAACGGCCGGCATTTGGCCATAAACTTGATGCTGTCGAACTGCATGGACAGCGTTCTGCCCTGGACCTTGAGCGGGGAGAACTGGGCAGTTGTCTCAATCGTCCATTCCTCCTCAGCCTGAATAGCGGTGAACCCTGTTACAGCGCCCCATGCTCCGGTCCATGCCTCGCGCACGAAGCTGGCCATGGAGAATGAGATGTCAGGGTCAGTTCCACCGCTCTCAGTAATGGCATTGGCCGTTATGAGATAGCCAGATGATCCCATGGCAACGGACAGGTCAGGCAATCCAACAATCTTAGCATCCCCGAACAAGGCCCGAGCCGTGCCAAGGTGAAGGCTTGGAATGCCCACAATCGCCGCGCGCACGATGTCATACAGCCGCCCGTCCCAGGTCCAGACCTTGCAATGGGTTCCTGTTGCTACCGTGGCAGCATGTGGCCTTGTGCCGACCTTGAGCGCGGCCGCGGCGCCTCCTGCAATGGCCGAGGTATCGCAACCCAGATATGCCGGGAACAGGGCAGGCAACAGAATCCATTGGTCAAACGGCTTGAATGTCAGGTCAACGATCTGGTCCGTTGGCTGTTCCCCGATGTGACCCCATTGCCCTGCGGCATAGTCTGCCGTTGTCTCGTTCAGGCTCAGAACTATCTTGCCCTCGACGCCCTCGGCCTGAAGTGACACGCCAGGTGTCACCATGTAAACCTTGCCTGGTCCTGCGTAGATTGTTGCCATAATTTATTCTTTCGTTGTTATCACGGTGTAAATTTCATGATCGCCCCATCGTTAGTTTGGTTGCTGGCTGAGGAAATGGTTGTCGGCCCGATGGTGAGATCGCCTGTGTGTCCTCCGGCCGCAAAGATCTGGCGAGTCGCATTTATAGCGAGGCGTTGCAGGAGGGCGCTAACTCCCCCGGTCCCAGACGTCCGGTCATACCACATCACCAGCAATGTGGGGGAGTATTTGACTATGAATAGACCTCCCGTTCCGGCCGTTACGTTTCCATCTCCGAAGTCCACTTCTCCGGTTACGCCTCCGCAAAGCACTAAATTGCCGTTGGAGTCGGCGCGAACACAGAACGCTTTAACATACCCTCCGATTGAACTTGAGCCTCCGTGCGATATTCCGGCTGAAGCTATTCCAGTGGTTCCATTGAGCTTCACCAGATACATCGCCCCGGACAGGGTTGCTGTGAACGTGATTCCGTTTAGGGTGAACGTCTGAGTGCATGTTCCGGCAACCCAAACATTTGATCCATCCAGGCAGATTGAAGTAGCCTCTATGTTCGATCCCGGTGCTTGGTGAACGCTAGCCCATATATAAGAACCGTCCAGTTGCTTGTAGCTGGCTGCGAATCCCATCTCGTTACCAGAGGGAGTAACCAGGCCGTTGCCGAGGTCCACATTCCCTGTGGTAAATCCAGAGACGAACAGGTTAGATGCGTCTCCTGTTATTTCTGTCGCGGAATTATATGATGAACCAACACCGTTGAACCTGTCCCATACCCAGGAACCATCCGTGCCGAGGAACTTAGCAATAAACATTGAAAGCGTCGGTGGTCCTGTCCTTACTCCACCTCCGAAGTCAGCTTGGAAGTTGAAGTTGCCCGCGACGTATATGTTGTCGGATGAGTCCATCCATATCGCAGAGGCATAGTTTCCGTGCGAACCACCGAATCCCTTTGACCAAACATGCGTCCCGGAGCTATTGAACTTCACAAGGAATGGGTCTGGATTATCAACCCCACCACCGCTCACGATATCAGAACCTCCGAAATTAGTCGTGCCGGTGTTCTGCCCGGTGACGATGATGTTATCCGAGGAATCAACGGACAACGAGGATGCTAGACAAGCGTATTTCCCGCCATAATGATGGACCCAGTTGGCTGATTGAAGATCGGATGCCAACTGAGCAACTACGATGTTCAACCCGTCTGCAAAAGATGTAATTGATGTTCCATAGAAGCTAACCGTTCCCGAGAACACCCCTACCACATTCACTCGACCCTGGCTGTCAATCTTTACGTCTACCAGTTTGCAGAATCCAGTCAGCGGGCTATGGCCTGCCGTCTTGAGATTGAGAAGGTTGCCAGGATCTGTGACGGCGTTATCCACTTTGATAGATATACCAGCACTGTATTTGAATGCCCCAGCCTGGTTGAACACCTGGGCAAACATCAGTTGGTTGCCATTGGAAATCGGAAGCGCTGTTGAATCATAATCCTGGGTTATGATTGCAGAGGTGCCCGTCACCGGAATGAGCGGCAGATAAATATATCCGCCCAAGTTGGAAATGATGAATCTCGCGGATTGAAGCGCTACGCCATCGAACACCTCGGCTGCCATGTGGATCGTTCCGGCGACGGTTGCATTGTTTGCGGGAGACGTTATAGCCCCGGTCAGTCTCGCATCTGTGAAATCTAATATTGCCAAGTCGTTGTAAGGAACTCTCAGGCCGTTCCCGAGCACGCCGACCACGCGCCAATAAATTGGGAAGGGTGTGTTTTGGTTTCCTACCTGCACATCCTTAAATGCGAATGGGCCGGCAGGGTCAACGGGGTCACTGCTTAACACTTTAACCGGATTACCGAATCCAGCAGCTAGATCGCTTGTCTGGTAAAACCAGTAGTAATCAATCCCTGCCGGAATATCCCATGTTAAATGAACCAGGCTCGGGTTGGTGAACGCCGCGCGCAGAACGTAGTTCCTTGTGCAAGAGGCCACGTTCCAATCGAGTTCGCCTTTTGGTCCAGGTCCAGGCATATCAGGGCACAAGCTCCATGATCAGGATTACTCGATACGAGAAGCACGGATTAGGGACTGCTGTATCTGTGTATGTGGTAGGAAGGAAATTCCCGCCAGCTCCGGTGTACGTTGAAATCGTAGTCCAGTTTGGATCGGCAGCGGGTGCGGTATTCGTCGTGGCGTATATGTTCTCGGCTGGGTTCGGCATATTGGTTGCGTTTGCGGAACGCTGAATGAACAATCCCACAATGCCGACATCTCCATTCAGTGTTGAACCTCCGGGAACGTTTTCGCTGACGACTGACGGCGGGAAAGTCCAAGTCAATACCGTGTTCCAGATGCTATTCGTTGGAGGGTCAATGTAACCAGATGAGGTGATGTCCAGATAATAACTCTCCGCTGCTGCGGGGAGATTGACTCCGAAAATCTCCTGCCATGAACCGGCCCCTATCGTCGGATCACCGTTGACCGTGTTCGGGTTGGATGTTCCCGAAAGCACCTGTGCAAGGCTTGGCGTAACGAAATATCGCACCGGAGAATTGTTCATGCCTACCATGCAGCGGCCCTCACGGTTATTCCTGGGTCCACATAGAAAGGCCCGGTGTAATGGAATGAAGATGGGTTGTTGGCTATGTCGGCCGCTGGGAAGCTCCCATCCAAAGTGTATTTGATTGTCGCGCCCGGTGTGGCACATGAAAGAGTCAGGATGCCAGTCAATCGGTCATAGGAAAATATCGTGGGCGCAAGTCTCAGGATCTGCTGGCTTCTGCCCTTGAGATACAGATTGACCCGCAGCCCGATACAGCCCGGGAACACGCTGGTAAGGTTCTTCTCTTCCTGCACAGCCTTTTCCCCAATGTAAAACTGGCCATACAGTTCGTCCGCGAACAGGTGATAGATGTCCATGACCCGTTGAGCCAGTTCCTCGCATGGAATTAATGTGCCGTTAACCTTATCCATGTTGATGAAAGGCTGCTCCATGCAGACCAAAGGGAATACCCAGTCCAGCACCGGGCCGGTGATGTTCTTCTCCTTCTGTGAAGCCTCTGGCATACAGACGATCAGCCCTGCTCCGGTTCGGCCATTGCGTGCGCTGGTCAGCACCTTGCGTGTATCCGTCTCGTTGTCTATCCGAAGCTGGCGATAGGACACCACGCCCACCGAGATGAGCTGATCCGACGATGCGCCGAGGGCGGTCAGGTCTTTTTGAGCTTGAACGAGGTCGAGCATTCACTTCTATTCTTTTATAAGCTCCATAATCGAGTCAATGGCAGTGCCAACATATTGCGATCTGGTTGGAATAACGTCAGGGTCAGGGTCTTGATGAACCGAGTCGCGCAGCCAGAATGCGACCATTGATGCCTGTCGAGAGCTTGCGCCTGCCACGGCCCTTTCTTTTCCAGTCCTGAAATTAACCTTACCTGTGCCTCCCTCGCCAATGACCAGGGCCAGAACCCCCCTGCCGAATATGGCCAGGCGCAGGTTGGTAAAGTCCGTGGCTTTCATGCCGTAGAACTCCGCGCGCGCGGGTATGGTCAGCATCTTGTCCCGCTTGTTGATCGTGCCGCCATGGAACCGCTGCCGCATGGCTCCTTTTGCGTTCTTGTTGTCAACGTAGATCAGGATGCCGTCGTCCAGAATATCAAAATCTGTTCCGTCCGCTGCCCCGGCATAAAAGCCAGTTGTCGGCCAGTTGTTTTTATTTGGGTCAAGTGCCTTGAGATGTTCTTGGGTTAGCTCCACGCAATCATTGCCAACACGTTTTTTGAGTTGCTCCGATGTGATCTTGTGACGCAGATCGGAAACCGCAGCCGTGGCTGTGTCTCTCAGGACGTTTATTTCCATGTCCGGTCCCATTATGGTTTCCCTTTCATTTGGGTGCCAACCCATAGCCCGGCGAAGAAAGCCAGCACGATGAATATTCCAAGAGCAATCATTCGGCCTCCCCGAACGCTTTCAGACTCAATAGGTTTGTTCTCTGCCCTATAAGCTGATTCGCTGTTATATCCCCTCTTTGAAATGCGGTGTATGCCTGTTCACCAAACGCTTCGAGCTTTTCTTTGCGCGTGTAACCATTAAGGACATGCTCGAAGTCGGGTGTTTTCTCGGGGTCATCGTCGAGGTTGGAAGGGACAAGACTGCAACGGCAGTTGAAGTGAAGCGGCGGTTCATCAGGAAACTCCGGCGCATCATCCACCGGCTCAAACTCCGAATCCCATCGGTTGCCATCGTAGAACTCGCATTGTGGGCATGTGGCCTGATCCAGAATCGCCATCCATTGCCAGCCCATGTTGACTTCTTCGCCATCTTCATCCTCCTCGTCTGATCCTTCCAGAACCTCTTGCTCGGCATTGTTAGCGAACATGGTCAGAGCGGCCTGGATGACCTTGTTGACGCTCATCTCGCTGGCATCCATGAGGCGCAATCGGATCAGAAATGATGTGGCGTCATCGGCCTTGACTGGCTCGCTGGCGGTCACAGACTGGCCATTGCCTTCTATCCGCGCAACGAGTTGGGCCAGGGTGTCACCAGCTTGGACCCCGGCACGAATAGCGGCCGTGAACCTAACCAGAGCATCGTCGGCCAGCTTTGAGAGGTGTTCCTGCAGCGTCAGGCCCAGGACCGGCACATCGCTGAAATGGTCAAGCTCTGGAGCCTCAGCCTTGATGCCGTGATGATCCTTCAGGTTCTTGGCTGCGCGTTCGGCCACGATCTCGGCCGCGCCGATGGCATCTTTCTCAACCTGCTTACGAATGTCATCGAACGCCGCATGGATGCTCTTGTCTGCCACCGCAAGTAGCCGTTCGGTTCTGGCCTCATCCTCAGTCGGGTCAATGCTCCGTGTTTCGCTGACAAGTTCATCCTCAAGTTTGGACAGGCGCCTATCCACCCGGCTTTGAATCCAGTTGCCAACGCTCTGAAGCTGGGCATGTCGCAGGATGACCCGTTTGGCATGGGCAATGTTCCGGGTGTCAGGCTTGGCCGGGAACTGGTTGACCGCGCGGACGATCAATTCCTCATCAACAATGCGCTGGATCCGGCCCAGGACGTCCTGAGCCTGATCTTCGATTGTGATGTCCATGTCTGGCTTCATGTGGCCGGTATCGCCTGGTCCGTGCTCATGTCTATCAAGCCGCCAACCCCGTTAACCTCCTGACCGCTATAATCTCCCCATTCAGTGCCGCTCGGGGTTGTGTCTGGGTCAGGATCAACTGGCAACGTGACTGAGGCGCCCTCCTGGACGTCCGTAATCCACTTCTCAGCCGCATCCAGTTGGCGCTTGAATACATCGGACTCGCAGAATGCCCACAGCGTAGGTATGGCTGCCACAGCACTTGCCGCGGTCAATACCTTGGTGTGTTGCCTGCCTTCAGGTGGCACAGACTTGACATTGAACTTCGAGTCCTGGGATACCGGACCTTGTGTCAGGCTCAATGGGATGCGGCCGGCGGTCAGGATCGTGCCCCTGATCCGCTCAACCACATCAATCAAGACCTGTTCCAACCTGTTCAGGCCGGATGGGTCTGTCTCGTTAGCCGCGTTGACAGGCGTGGCTGATAGCCAAGTCTGTATGCTATCGGCTGTCACTACCACCCACGGTTGCCCTGGATTTGGCATAGTCTAAGAGCCGCGCGTCGGAGAACCCGTATAACCCCAACGCGCGGCGTGCCCGAGAGAAGTTATTTGGAATTGACTGTAACGGAATAGTTCGTCAGGAACCCGCCAGCCGTGGCGTTGCTCATGATGTTGAAGAACAGATACTTGGCGCCCCCCACCGTCACATTCCCGTTTAGGTTCGTGTAAACGTATGTCGTGGTCAGTGCCGTTGCGCTGGTCGTGTTCGTGAGCAGGCAACAGAGCTCAGCGTTTGCATATACGCCGTCCACGCTGCGCCGGATTTCCAATGTGCAATTGGTCGGCCCTACCGTGGTGGCCTGTAGCGCCCATTGCACATAGACATTTAGGGCGTTTCCAGTGTCGTATCTCACCGTGTTGGTAACAGAGGTGGACGCCGCAATGCGGTTGGTCCAGTTTCCAGACCCACTCAGAATGAGAGTGGATGGTGTGCCGATGATCCCGCCTCCGGGGGCGGGTTGAGCGTGCATCGAGGATGACAGGAACGCCAGCAGGTATGCTACACCCGTGGCAGCCCCAAGCAACCCGAGAACTGTGAACAGATTCTTTTTCATTGTATTGATCTTTCTGTTGATTGTGTTTGGGACTGGTTATGGTGTCAGAACGAAACCCTGCCGAGGATCGCCTTGCGCGAAACCAAACATGATGGCGCAGCGCGCCTTCACTTCGGCCAGCGAATGATCCACGTACTTGGTGAACAGGAGAGACAACCCGCTGTCCGGTTCGGTCACGATCTCGATTGCTGCTGTGGCCGGGATGTTGGGAAGGACCGTGGTATAATCCTGCGGCAAACGAGCCACGAACAGGGCCGAGGCTGAGTTACCCGCAAACCCGATGCCGTCAGGAGCAACAGCAGCAATGGTCGTCGGATCGGTAGGCGTCACCAGCCCGGTAAAGGCCGCAGCCACTGATCCAGCCGATTTGTATGCCGCGAGCTGGCTTTCCAGAACCTTGATCCCGAACAACGTCGGAAGTTCGCCGGTCTCGAAGTCGCTCTCGCCACCATTCACGGCCAGGATTGCCTTGGCAGTGAGCAGGCTGGCATCAGTCAGAATGTTGTCGTGATAGACCGAGTGCAAGACCGCGAAGCGCCCGGTGTCAGGCATCTTGTTGATCGAGAACTTGTTCTTGATCTTCACCACACCAGACAGTCCGAACGTGTTACCGCCCAGCGGAAGCGCCGTGGCACTGATACCGTTCCAGGTGGCGCTGAATACCGTTGCCAGGAATACCTTGTTGATGAACTCGGCCAGTGAATACATCTGTGCGCCCTGCTGTTCCGCGAACAGGTTACGGACAGTTGCTCCGATTGTGCTCGTCGGGAACCTGATCTCAACACCCGTATGGTTGTTGATGATGACAGGCACATCCGTTGTGCTTGGGGCGCTGAGTGTGTGAGTTCCGGCCACATCAGCAGCCACACCTGAAACCGAGGTTCCAATGTTGGCCTTGTTCGTGCCGAGGTTGGCGATGTAATTGCTGATCGCAGTCGCATCCGAGGTGTAACCAGTGCCGGGCACGTAGGTTAGCACATTGGGCGGCGTAATGTAACGAGTCAGAACAGACTGGCCATACCTCGCCGGTTCGGCCCGCAGGTCGGTGCTGATGTAAGGCATGAAGTTTAGCTTGTTCTTCAGGTAGCCAAGGTTCCTCATCAGAACGAGCGTGCTGGACAGCGTGCCAACCTGAGTATTGGGGTCGGTTACATCGCTGATGGCGCGAACCATCTGGCGCAATGCCCAGTCGCCCTGCTTGTTGTAAGCATCGAGCACATGGGCTTTTAGCAGTCTGGCATTATCCAAGGATTCAGCGGCGGCGGCTTGTATATCGCTCAGGCTCGACCCGCCCTGTTGAAGCGATAACGGGCGGTGACATGCTCCGATTGCTGATCCAATCCTGTCCTTACCTGACGCGCTGATGATCTTCTCGACCACCTCAGCAGCGGTCGGTTCACCGCCGAATACGTGCTTATCAACACTCCCATTCTCTGCCTGAATCCGGCGCCCGGTCAGCCCTTCAGGATTTGTGACCTGCGGCATGTTGTCCAGCATCTCAATGAGCAGGTTGACATCGGCGCCCTTGAGCAGCCTGTCAAACTGGGTGGCCTTGATCGTTTCCTGGCTCTTGGCATCCGTGCCCTTGGGCAGCAATGCGCCGCGCTTCACGCCGCGGTCAATCGCCTCGACGATCCGGCTCTTGTCGGACTCGGTTTGTTTGGCTTTGATTGTGACTAGTTCGGCGTCCCTGGCTTCAATAGCCTGAGCCGCATGTTCCGGCATGGCCTCGCCTGAAGCGACAGCCTTAACGGCGTCGTTATCTTCCAGTTCGAGGTATGTCCCCGCAGTGTTTGATCCGCGGGCCTTGAGTAGTTTGACTCTCATTTTTAGACCTGTGATTTGACCCGCGTTTGTTGTTTCAGGCTGCGGTTCGGCCTGTTTCGCCCGGACGGGCAAAATGTTCTTGAATGCCGGCCAGTTGGTTAAGCTACCAACCGACTTATGGCTAACCCCGGTGATGTTGGCAGGATTACTTTCGCTGCCTTTCACACCATCGGGAAATGTCAGGACACCATCACGCAGACTGCCCTTGGTGTATTCGGCGTCTGTGGCGAAACTGGGTGAAAAGCTGGTGTGAATCTTTCCCCGGACATTACGCAGGCCCAGAGTGGTCCATTCGGCTGAACAATAGATTCCAGGCTCAGGCTGATCCTTCCATGTAAAGCCTTTGGGATGGAATGCTGCTTCCTCTTCCCTGTGCTCCACGCAGCCGTATGGAGGCCGGCGCGGGCTGGCCTTGATACACCTCTCGAACGAGTCAGCGACGGTCCTGGCGCTGTCCTGCGTGCATTGGACGGTCAATTGGATGGGCTTGCCATCGTAATTGGCCGTAACCGTGGTTACACCGCCTGGCATCCATTGAAGCTCGCCTGTGGGTGTTTCCTCGAATGTGGCTGAGGAACCCTCGCAATGGACAATGCCATTGGTTGCCCCGCCCTTGGCCTTGGCGTCATCATCGTCATCATCCCCATCAGAATGCACCCCAACCATGGCCTTGTGACCGCTCATGGCTGCCATGTGATGATCCATGGCATCGTCATTACCGGCCTTGGCGTTGGCTTTGTAGGCCGTTTCGTGCTTGTCGTAAGCCTTCTGGTGGGCATCAGCCGCGGCCTTGTGATCGTCGGGCGCATCGGTGTCGTGTGCCTTTGCGCTGGCCTCGTGGGCGTCGGTGCTGGATGAATCAGCCGCTGCGGTCTTGCGCGTGGCGTTGGCCTTCTTGGCGCCGGGTGCGGTGCCCTTGGCTTGAATAGGTTCAGGATCTGGCATAAGCGCCTTTCTTAATCTGTTTGATCTTGATTTCGACTGCCTCAAGTTCGCCGTTCATGTGCTTGGCCTGTTTGGCGGCCACAATGAGCCGATGCAGCTCCTGCACATCCTCAGTGCTGGCTTTGGCCACGGCTTTACGCAACGGATCGTCCTGGGGCTGTGTCATTGGCTTGCCGTTCGCATCGAGTTTGGGCTGCTGTTGTGCGGCAAGTGCATCAGCAGCTTCCTGCTTGATCTCGTCCATGGTCCCGACCTTGCCACCCACGATCACGCGGTCATCAGGCTCAGGCATGGCAAGGTTGTGCCGCTTGTAAAACTCTTCCTCGCCCAATGGCACCTCGGCAGTAAGGAATATCTGGTCGCGCTGCGCTTCTGTGAGCGGGTCTGTTGCCTCGGTGAAGTCGGCGTCTACAGATGGTATCTCGGTGACTACAGCGAATGGGTTCTGAGTTCCGAAGTAATTAACGCGCACGATGGCACGGCTGAACTGATTGGTGAGCACTGACGGTGAAATCCATTTAGCAATCCTCTCGATATGCTCGCGCTTGACCTCCATGTGGCTTTGGTCATTGCCCAACTTGCCCGGTGTCGGGCTGGTCGTAGCGGTCTGGCCCAGCAACAGCAGTTGGCAGGCTTCATCGGCGGCTTTGATGATGTGGACCTGGGGATTGTCCGGCCCCATAGCGGCAGCAGGAGTAACATTGATGACCGATCCCTCCACATGCGTCATCCAGCCTCTGATAGCCGCTTTGTTCAGGAAACTGTTCATTTTATCCACCTCGGCCTGTGGTGTGCCGGGTTTGTATGTCATGTCCAGGAACATGGACCCGTATTTCTGGGCCACTTCGAGCATCCATTCCCGATTGAACACGATGGCAGACCAATACCAGGCCAGCGGCCGCATCAGGCCGTTGCCAAGGCTTGATCCGCTCCGGCTCTTAAACTGGGCGCATAAGAACTTGTTCGGGTCAGGCATCTGGCCGGGGTTCTGAGCCAGTTGAAAGTTCAGCCTGTGGTATGTCTCGTCGAAGATGTTCAGCACTCCATCATTGCCGAATGTGAAATGCCGGGGATGCACCCAGGCACTCGCGCGCGGCATCAACTCGCCCTGGACCTCCTGCCACATCAGTTCCGTCATGGCCAACCCGTTGAGCATCGCATCGCACAGGTCGAATACCATTCCGGAGAATCCGGTTTCATCATTGAATGGGTTAGGGGCCATGCCGGCGACAGCCCTTTGCACCAGATCGGCCTTTTCAAGAGCCGTATCGGTTGGATCTTCTCCAGGTTCGCAATAAGGACGAACGATGTATTTAGAGGTGGATACTGCACTCAACACCTCAAACGCACACTTCCTGAGCATTGGCCATGTGTCCATCATCAGGCTCAGGAGCTGCCATTGCTGCCAGACGTCGCCACCCAGGGCCGCGCGCAGGATGTTCGTAACCTGTTGCGGTGTAAGCTTGGATGGCAGGGCCAGATACCAAAGCTCGCGCGGATCGTTATGGATGAGCCTATCGCCCATCTCATAACTGGCGGTGTGGATTGGGCCTTGAGGCGGGTTTGTGCCGAACGGAGGGAGGATGTCGGCTAACTGCTGGTCAGAGCCGCGCGGGGGAAGATTGGGGCTTCTGGCCCTTAGAAAAGGGTTGCGAAGATCATAGCCAAACAGCCGCATCTGGCACGGCTATACCACAGGCGGGGCTTTGGATGGAATAGGTGCGCTGCAGATTGTGTAACTTTGTTTACAACAAAGGCCGTTCAGATCGTATTTGCCCAACACCCGCCTGATGGGTGGCGCTGGCCTGGCTGGCCTGATCAATCCGATCTTAAACCATCTCTCGACCTGGGCCTTGATCTCTCTGCGGCCAGCCATGGTTCGGCCATTGGGTATCCAGGGTGTTGGTGCGGGTTCGTGGGTTAATAGTTGCAGGTTCATTTGGGTTTCTTTAGGTCGCGTCTGGCTAGCGCGATAATATTAGCTACATCCAGAAGCCTGTCCTGTCCGATGTCAACAGTGTTTATTATCGGTTTCTCTTCTATCATCTCAGCTCCAATCGTTGACCAAACTCGATCTCTTCACCAGCAAACTCGCTTTCGCCTGTGTAAAGGTTGTCTGCTGAGTCCACAGCGCCCGTGGGCACAGCCAGCACATCTTCAAGATAGCGCAGGGCTGCGATGCTGTGATTGTCCCGATCTATCGGCACATCCTTGGGCTTGTCAGGTTGCCATACATGACTCTCAAACTCATTGATCGTCTCTTTGCAGCTCGGATCAATGGTAAGCCTGGGCCTGCCATCACGACAGACCAGAAGCCGGTTCTGCAGCGCATAGATTCCATCAATGATCCGGCCCTTTCCACCAACCGCATTGACTCCACACCCGTTCAAGCCAGCAATCAGACCAGCTGCGGCCGCGTCCACTGCGATCATGTAGCATTGGAAATCCTTGAACAGTTTCACCGCTGCCTGGATCACATCAGCCTGGAGTGCGCCACGCTGGTAATACTCGCGGAACACATGGCGCCGGCCGTCGCTGTCATCACCGCAGAGCAGTATCACGGCTGGGTTTGTGAAACCTTCGTCCATGCACAGGTGCCAGGTTTTCATCTCAGACTCGGACCTGACACACACATGCACATTCTCAGGATCAAATGTGTCAAACACTGCACCCTCGGCCGTAGCCCATTTGCCCAGGAGCAATCGTTGTCGGCGCAGTCCTGTCAGCGTTGATTCTAGAAACCCAATCCGGCGCTTGCCTTCCTCGGTGATGTTCCCAGCCTTGTCATACAGTGCCAGGTTGTCTTTGTGATAAGCGTTGATAAGCCGCAGCGCGCCCTTCTCAGCCCGTTGCCTGATCCAGTGTCGGCTTGAGCCTGGGTTGCAGTCACCGAAGATCTGCGGGAATGCCACGACAGCGCCGCGCCCGGTACAACGTGAGGCGATCATTTCCCAGTCTGCTTCGAGCAGTTCCTCAGTTTGGCATACCTGAATGAAATCCCATTCGCTCGATAGCAGCTTGTCGGGCTTGTCCAGACCGATGCAGACGATCTCGCTCTTGTTCGGGAACACGTAACGATCACGATAAAGCTGGCCACCGTAACGGCGTATCGGCATTCCGGCTGTGATCTTGTCGAATGTGCGGACAACAGAATCGAAGATGCTGTGGAATGTCTTGCGCATCATCGCGCCTTTGACTCCAGGCCGTTTCTTGTCCGTGCAGAGCATGAACGATTTGACGCAAGCAGCCCAGGTCTTGCCGGTGTCGCTTGGCCCAACACAGATCACCTCATGCTCATGCGATGTGAGCAGGTCGCGCGGACCACCGCGGAAGTCGGGCAGGTAGAAATGTTTAGTGGCCATTCCCGTTCGTTATCGCAATCGGCTCAATCACTTCCTCAACATCAATCGGTGAATGGATGACGGTGATCTCGCTTGATACCGTAGCATCAACCTCAACTGTGCGCGGGGCGTAGAGGCCGAGCAGTTCGCAGAGTTGTTTGGAACTGTCCTGTTTCTCTTTAGTGCTGGTATCTGGGCTTCTAATGATCTGCTCATTGAACAGGACGGCCTCGGCTCTCAGTTCTGGCTTGCTCCGGCCCATGGCCTTGATAATCACTTCTCTGGCGCGAACAAGGTAATTTTCTGATGTGCGCCAATGAACGCCAAACTCGGTGCAGAGTTCATGGATTATCTCATGTTTCTTTCTGCCTTGACCGATCAAGTCACACACGATCTGCACACGCCTCTCATGTTCGGCAGCGGTGGGTTTGATACCAGTGAGCTTGCCTGGGCGTGTGTTCTTGGAATCATGCTTACCCACATCACCTAACTCGTTTCATCCGGTAATAATAGCCCTTGCCATCGGCATACCCATCCGGCACCGGGAACCGGATGCGATTGGTTTGGACCGTGCCTGTCCATGTGTTCGTGAAATGGCCAAGGTCAAGGTTTGGATATTGCCAGAAGGTCACGTTCGTTGATGTGTTTATCTCCTGCCACGGCTGGCCAATGTAGAGCGTGCCCCAGGGTGGCTCTTCAATGATTGTGACACCTTCAGGTGTGTCGGTGGATTCCACAACCCAGACCGAGGGCGTGAGATTGGTTGGTATGGTGTAGGTCAATTCCACATTCCAGCAATAAGCCGCGGGTGTTCCGCCATCACCATACTTGCAGCCGATGGGGAATATGTTTGTGTGGATCAGTTGCAGGGTGAGGATCAGGAGGTTTGTCATACTCCATTTACGGGTTTACGGGGTTTCCATTCAGCGCACCATTGCGATTCAGTGACAGTCGGCCAGAACCCGAGCGAACGATAGAACTGGAAATCTGTGCAGGGCGGGCCGCGATGGCAGGTCTGATCAGCCATGAAACATTTGCAGTTGGAACAACTCTCGGTCAGGGGCGGGCCGGGTTGTGGCGGTGCTGCAACGGGCGTTAAACGGGTGGCCTGTTTCATCTGATAAGTTTATTTAGTGCATCCCTGCGCTTGGCGCAATTAGAATCGGGCTTCAATTTTGTATCGGCATCGAGGCAATCCATGTTGAACAGCTTGGCGAACGGCTTGGCCGTGGCCTCGACCACATCACCCAGCCCTTTGCGGTATTTGTATTTGAGCAGGGAGTAAATGTCATCGTCCATGACCAGATCCTCACCGCTGACCACGCCATGCGCTTTCATGTCCTCAAGATAGCCAGGTGGTCGGCTCTGTGCGCGATAGACGATGTGGCTCAACGGGATTCTCATGGCGCCAGGTTATTACAGATCACAGTGCAATCGCCACAAGTTGTTTCGTCAAGCTCCATCCAGCCGAAGGTTTGCATGTCGTGATAAGTGAACAGCCAGATAATGCCTGTGCATCCGCCGGATTGGCAACCATCAACATTGGTTATTGTGCCGATTTGATTGTTGCCATCAGGCTCGGAGTGGCAATGGGCTATTCTACCGGCCGCAGCACCGATCTGGCATTGATCAGTTGGAACTGTTGTCCAATCCATCAGCGTGTTGCTGCCATCGCATTTTATGATCTGCGCCTGAACCTTCTCAATGCACCACCTCGGCATGATGAATGCGAGCTTGGTCTGTGTCGCTGCGGCTACGTTTATGGTGTTAAGATAGACTGGATTGCAGATGGATTGGAACAAGGGCAGGCCGCTGCCGTTGTCCTCTATGTCAATCGGGAATGTGTTTGGGTCATGAGCACCGATGTTGCCTTGTCCAGCAACGTAACGTCATTCTGG